AATACAATGGGTCATTCGTGGATGAAGTGCAGTGAGTGCTGTGTATCGCAGAGCGGTCAGACTGGATGTTGGACATATTGTCCCAACTGCGGAGCAGAAATGAAAGGGGAAACAGAAGTTGAGATTGATTAAAAGAGGTGATCGAATGAGTGAGTGCGTATGCTGCGGGGCGATTATTCCTGAAGGCCGGCAGGTCTGTCCGGACTGTGAGATCAAAACCCGGAAGAACGAAGAGCGTTATAACGCCTTTGTTACCTACCCGGACGGTGAACGGCACTTCGGATCCGGAACGATGAAAGAAATCGCCAAATGGGTTGAAGTGGAGCTGCTGGCCGGAGCGGATGAATTCCACATGCAAAAAGTGAAAGCTGGTGATAAGCATGGCTGATTACATTACCCACGATCTGAAGCTGAATATTCATTTCTGCGATGCGGTCTATGAAGGCCGGAAAACCTTCGAGATCCGGAGAAACGACCGTGGATTCCAGACCGGTGACCATATCCGGTTTACACCATATGTGAGCGGAGAAACCGAACGCGACAAGATGTATCCGGATCATCCGATCCAGGATCTGGAATACGTGATCACATACATCCTGAACGGGTGGGGGCTGGATGCCGGATTTGTGGTAATGGCCATTAAGCCGTTCGATAAACCGTTTGATTAAAAGGAGATGGGGACATGGGTATGAGGAAGTATGCCAGGCAGATCGCAAAGGAGCGGCTGCAGGCGATGGGTGTCGGAAATGTGAACCGGAAGATGCGGGGAAAGTTTCACCTGAGCAAGGGACAGCTTCGCAAGATGATGGGAAACACTCACGGCAGGAAGTACATGAAGCAACTGCGGCAGGAAGGCGTGGCCAACTGGCGCCGGGTGGTTTACGGAGACCTGGCGAAAGAAGCCTGGATGGCGCAGATGCGGCTCGGGCAGGTCCGCGGACGCAGGTCTCTCTACAAGCGGCTCAAGGCCCGGAGAATGGCGGATATCATCATGAAGCAGAGGGCAGCTGCAGCTGAAAGGAGTTCATGATGGAAAGGGAGAAACTGGCCGGAAAGCTGACTGATATCGCCGATATCGGGATTGTGAATCACAAGCACGACACGGCAGTGCTCAGGGAAGCCGCAGAAGCGATGCAGAGCCTTCCAATGAACGAATACCAGGAACTGGCGGCTCGGACGATCAATTCCTCTCTGACCCGCGAAGAAACGCTCAGACACGCGCTTTTTGAAATGTGCGGAGAGCTGGGTGAGATCCATTCGATCTATCAGAAGGTATACCAGGGCCACAAGATCATGGTTGAGGATCTGAAGCAGGAAGTTGGAGACCTGCTGTGGGGAATCGCGGAATTCTGTACGGTGAATGGCTTCCGGATGGAAGATATCGCCCGGCTGAATATTGAAAAGCTGAAGAAACGATATCCGGAAGGATTTGATCCGGATCGTAGCCTGCACCGGATCGAATACGAGGAAGACTGGGACTGATTTCCTCGAAATAATGACTGAAATCAGTCAAAATCAGTCAAAATCAGCAAAAATTTGATCGTTTTTTCTGAAATTTGTCCGAAATGTCCGGTATGTCCGGAATTTCTGTGATAACATGCAGGCTGTAAAATTCTGACAATAGACCAAGGAGCACCGACCAGACACGGCGCTCCTATTTTTGTGGAAAGGAGGCTTTTCAGGCAGTGTATCGCTCCACTACGCTGGCCTGCATCGTGTTTGGCATTTTCGCGCCGACTTCGCCTAAGGTGCGCTGAGAATGAAAGGAGCAAATATCCATGATCGCTGAAATGAAAGCGAACTTCAAAAACAATCCGAAACTATATTACGCATTGAGCATCTGCGCGACCTGGGCCGGCATCGGAAGCCTGATGAACGGGATTACGATGACGCAGACCTACGGCGTGATCCCCTCTCTGATCTGGGTGCTCGGCAACGTGCTGGCCTGCATCGTGTTTGGTTATTGTGCGTTGAAGATCCCGAAGGTTCGGGAAGTCTTCGGCAGTAAGATCATGAAATGGATCTGCGCGATCATGTGCGTTTTCCAGGCATGGCTGAGCATGAATGGAACGCAGTCTATTTTCACCGATACGCCGATCGGCGCCACCGGCGGCATGGTCATTGCCTACGCTATGGCGGTGGTTTTCCTGATCATCCTGCTGAAATACGGCATGATCCGGAACGTACTGACGGACGGCTTTGGATGGATCATCGTCTATCTGCTGGCCGCGCTGGTGACCGTGATCGCCGCAATCAATTCTTACGGCAGCTTCAACACGATTCCCATGATCGCCGATGACAAGGCAATGGGACAGGGCATCTGGAAGGCAATCCTGCTTCTTCCCGGGCCGTTCACGTATCCATACTTCTTCGAGATCCTCAACTACAATGAGCGGAACGATGACCACACGGCAAAGGTTGACGTGCGGAAATCCTTCACACTGGGCGGGATCTTCTTCGGGATCTACATGGCCATCATCTTCCCACTGGCGTTTGTGCAGTTCTCCCCCGCACTGAATATCGTGAAGGCTGTCCTGATCACGATCATCGGAGCGTCCACACTCTCCAGCTCCATGTACAGCATATACATCGCCTTTGGCAAGAAAGTCGGCCTGGGAGTGAATGCCGGGCTGATCGCCGGATGGGCGTTCCTGGTACCGCTGGGTGTGATGGGTATGTGGACGCTTATGGCATCCGTCCGGATCTATTTCGTCGGCGGCGGTATTCTCTTTGCCATCTTCTGGTACTTCTATGAGAAGCAGAAGGCGGTGAGAGCATGAAAACTGTGCTGGGACGGAAACAGACCATCAGCAATGATCTGTGGCTCGACACGATAAACCGGATTGAGGATCTTGTAAGCGAAGATGAGCTGAACGAAGCCGCGCAGCTGGTAATCGCCGATATCCGGGAAAAGACGGCCGGAAAGAAAGCCGCTTACGCATGGAGCGGAGGAAAGGACAGCCTGGTGCTTTCTGATCTCTGCAGACAGGCCGGCGTGACCGCCTGCATGTTCGCGCATACCGAACTCGAGTATCCGGAATTCCTCGGATGGTGCCTGACGAACATGCCGGAGTGCTGCGAGGTGATCTCCACCGGACAGAATCTTGACTGGCTGGCCCAGCATCAGGAAATGATCTTCCCGAAAGGCCGGGAGCTGAACGCATGGTATGCCGGAGTGCAGCGCGTGGCCTTCACGAAGTATTTCTTCGATCACGGGCTGGATATGATTCTGGTTGGCCACAGAAAAGCGGACGGAAACGTCTGCGGCCGGGACAACATGATCCGGAAAAACTCCGGAGAATGCCGGTACGCTCCGCTGGCAGACTGGAAGCATGAGATGATTCTGGCATATGTCCACTATCATCAGCTGAAGCTGCCTCCGATCTACGAATGGAAAGACGGGTATCGCTGCGGGACGCATCCGTGGCCGTCCCGGATGTATGAACCTTCCGTGGAACAGGGATGGCGCGATGTTTGGGAGATCGATCCGGGTATTGTCCGAGGCGCGGCTGAAAAGATCGAAAGCGCCCGAAACTTCCTCCGGGAGGTGACGGGAGCATGAAGGTCGTTCAGAAGAAACTCGCGGACCTGAAACCGCCAGAAAGAAATGTCCGGATGCATTCCGACAAGCAGGTGAAAGAGTTCGTCAGGAGCCTTGAGGCGTTCGGACAGATCCGTCCGATCGTAGTGGATGAGCAGAATACCATTCTTGCAGGAAACGGCCTATATGCCGCTCTGGTGGCAAAAGGCGAAACCTCTGCGGACTGCTACGTGATGACAGGACTGAGCGAAAACGAAAAGAAAAAGCTCATGCTGGCGGACAACAAGATCTTTTCCCTCGGCGTAGATGATATCGATGTGTTTGAGGATTTCCTGAAAGAGCTCGGTGACGATCTGGAAATCCCGGGATATGATACGGAACTTCTGGAAACGCTGACTGCTGATCTCGGCAGCGTGGACGATATGCTTTCCGGTTACGGGACCGTGACGGAAAGCAAAAAGGAACAGATTGCCAACACGGCCCGGCAGTATCAGGAGCAGGAGGAGACCAACGCTCACTCTGCGGAAGAGATCAAACCGGCGGCACCACCTCCGCCTGATACTGTTGGACCGGAGCAGCAGCTGGAACGGAAGTTCATCCAGTGCCCTCAGTGCGGGAAACGCATCTGGTTGTGAGGTGATACTCATGGCCGTGAAAAAGATCGAGGGCAGCATGAACGTGGTGGATGCCGCGAGGCAGAGACTGCTGAATATCTTCTCAAACGGCGTGAAGGTCTACCTGGCTTTCTCCGGAGGAAAAGATACCCTGTGCCTCTGCAGCCTGGTCTATGATCTGATCATGGCCGGGAAGATCAGCGCGAAGCAGCTGTGCGTGGTGTTCATAGACGAAGAAGCCCTTTACCGCTCCATGTTCGAGATGGCCATAGAGTGGCGGAAGCGCTTCATCAGCCTCGGAGCGGAATTCCGCTGGTATTGCCTCCCGGTCTATCAAATGTCAATGCTTCGATCCCTCCAAGATGAGGAAAGCTGGATCACATGGGAGCCGGGAAAGGAAGACGTATGGATCCGGCAGGCGCCGCCTTTCGCCATCCTTCGGGATCCGGCATTGGAATACGCCGGCCAGATGAATTACCAGGCATTCCTCCCGAAGGTAACCAGTGACGGCCTGATGATCCTCGGAGTACGCGCTGCCGAATCCGTGCAGCGGATGCAGTACATGGCATCCACAAAGCTGGAAAGCGGACATACATCCCAGGCGAATAAGCTGTTCCCGATATACGACTGGAAAGATAATGACGTCTGGCTGTATATCAAGGAACACCACCTGCATTTTCCGGAAGCGTACATCAACCTTTACCGTGTCGGCGTGAAGAAACAGTCTCTTCGGCTGTGCCAGTTCTTCGGGCATGAATCAATCGCCGGCTTACGATATATCGCGGAAACGGATCCGGATCTCTGGGACAGGATCCAGAAGCGGGAGCCAAACGCGTATCTTGCCCTGCTCTATTGGGACAGTGAGATGTTCCACCGCAGCACACGGAAACGCGCAAAGCTCGAAGCGGATCAGCAGCCCAAGGATTACAAGGCGCTGTGTAAAAAGATCCTCTTCGATGAACCGGAGAAACATTTCACCAACCCGAAGCGGGTGCAACTGGCCAGCTATTATCGGCGCTTCTTTATCACGGGTTACTCATTCATGCAGCCGAAACACTTCAAAAAGATCTACGAAGCGCTGATGACAGGTGACCCAAAGCGGAGAACACTCCGCGCAATCTACACCCAAGTATTCACAGATTATGTGAAGGAATCCCGTCAAAATAGTGCGCACACACCCCAGGGAAAGGGGGTGGAAAACGCATGATGAAGGATGAGGATTTATTCGCGCCACTGAATAGCCTTCAATGGATAGACCGAAATCTGCTGCACGCAAATGATTACAATCCGAATAAAGTCAGTGAGGAAAATTTGCGTCTGCTTGTTCAATCGATCCTCACGAACGGTTGGACTTTACCCATCGTAATTCGTCCAGACAAAACGATCATTGATGGCTTCCATCGGTGGACTGTTTCAGGCCGTGAGCCGCTCCTGTCGAAGCTCGGTGGCAAAGTGCCAGTCGTGATTGTTGATCATCACGGTGACACCAGCGCAGACGTATACGGCACCATCACTCACAACCGGGCTCGCGGCACACACCTGCTCGGCCCGATGCGGAGCATAGTGCAGGGTCTCATAGACCAAGGCAAAACAGTATCCGAAATCGGTAAGCAATTAGGAATGACTCCGGAAGAAGTATTCCGCCTGTCAGATTTCACTCGCGAAGACTTCTTAGATATGATGACCAAAGGCGTAACAAATTATTCTCGCGCTGCGATATTTAAGAAGCTCACTTGAACGAAATCAAAGGGGCGAGACGGAAAGCCCTGGCGTACCATCTCCCCCTCCAGCATCGTAAAAAATCTCTTCCCGATCCCGTTCTCCGGAAAAATTGATGGCCCGATTTGGATGATGACCCGGGAAAAAGGTACTGTTTTGGCTGAGCGAAAGAGATGCGCCTTTCCGCAG